AAATGGACATGCAATCCTGGCTTAGGCGTCTCATAGACATTGAAGTTGTGGATAGTGATGTCTTGAGCTGTGCCCGGAACCGCAATGGATGGCGTCCACATTGGATAGGCGTTATTTGGAAGCTCGAAGTCGAACTTGATCGCCGCATTAGTACCGCCCCGGATATTCCAGGTGGTGATGAAGTCCTGTTTATCGGTCTTCTGCTTACCTGCCTGGAACCAGTTCGCTCTCATGGTGAGCTGGGTATCTCTATCCGCCGTATACGTTATCTCGACCGTCCACTTACGATCACCGACGGTATAGGCAGCACTCTCGAATGGGGTGGAGCTGGATCCCTTTCGGATCAGACGCCCGTCACCTATTCGAGCGCCATTACCTCCCCACCATGCACCAATTACTGGGAATACGCTAGCCATTACTTGGCCCGCCTAACAATCACCGTCCCGGATGGAGTCCCAGCCGGTACAGGATCATCGGGACCGAGGACAATCATCTTCGGAACCTCGGGAATCTTGAGGTTGTCAACCTTCAGCTTCAGCTTCAGGTATCCCTTGAGCCATGGGATAATCAGTTCACGGATCTCGGCGCCCGGAGGGTTCTCGTAAGGATTGCCGACTGGGTGCCACTGACCACCATTTTGAGGATCCTCGACGAGGAATCCATCTGTGACGTAGAGGTGGCTGATCGCTAGGTTGTCCGCCTTGTCGAAGACCTTCTGGTAGTTCTCCGAGGTGACCGAGTGAACCACAGCCCACCATCTAGTGGACGGATAAGCCTTCATGTGGTCCGGAAGGATCGGGGAAGTCGGATCCTCCTGTAGGAACTTGGTCGCCGTTCCCTCGAACATCATGCAAACGTCGAAGTCGAGGTTACACACTTCCTGAGAGATGTTAGATCCGGTGTTGATGGCGATCACGAAGTCCAGCCCGTTCTCTTGGCGAATCGTGTCAATCAGATCCTTGTACCACGGAATCCGATCCTTACGGGAATCCCAGCCGTTGATAACCTCATCGAGGAAGACGCCCTGAACCAGGTCGCCATACCAATGCTTAGCCCGCTTCAGCTGCTCAAGGATGTATTCCTTGGTGAACTTTGCAGCATTGGGAATACCTCGGTTCTCCTCAGCATCAGGATTAATGGCGGCGCCGTACTGAGTCTTGATGTAGAACAGTACCTTCTTAGCACCAGCGCCGAGAGCGAGCTCACCCTGCTTCTGGAAGTCTACCTCCTGAGCCTCCCAGTCACCGCTGTTGCGGTTAAGGATGACGTATCCGAGGTTGTCCCGGAACTTCAGCGTCTGTGCCCACTTGGAGAACTGCCCAGGCTTTCCGTCCTGATAGTAGTCAGGCCAGTAGTATGTTACCGGAGAGTAGTACCGAGCACCGTTCTTGAACGGGTTGGTCTGTCGGAGTGCGTCTTCGACATCGGCCTTCTCTCCATAGGTCTTGGCTGCTTCGTCCTTGGTGAGATACTTGTCAAGCTGAGGGGTGACTGCATCCTGACCGGCCGGGCCACGCTCTCCAGCAGGTCCCGGAGGACCCTGCGGTCCAGGAGGGCCAGCGGGTCCAACTGCACCATTATCGCCCTTGGGTCCTGGTTGACCATTTGCTCCGGCGGGACCAGCAGGTCCGGTAGGACCCGGAAGACCATTGTCGCCTTTAGGTCCAGGAGGGCCAACAGGACCCCTAGGTCCTTCGGGGCCAGGTACCGGGGTTCCTCCAGCTCCACCGCCAGCAGGTCCAGGGGGACCCGGAAGACCTCGAGGGCCTTCTGGTCCGGCAGGTCCACGCTCCCCCGCATCGCCCTTAGGCCCGGGAGGTCCAGCGGGACCAGCATCACCCTTTGGTCCTCGAGGGCCGATTGGGCCAGGAGAACCAGCCCCTCCACCACCTCCACCGCCGAACGGAAGCGGGGAGATCTCAGGTGTGGGATCAGCGGACATGATGTCGATAATTCCACCCTGAGTCAGAACAACGTGCTTGACGATGTCGAACTTGGGGGAATCGATATAAATGGTGTGGGTCCAGGCGCCAGAGGGGGTCACTCCAGCGCCCGGAGCCAGCACCTCGATGTTGACAGCGCCAGCCTGGTCCGTCCGAACCATGTGCTCGCGCATCGAGACTGCGGCACCTTCAACGGTAGCCGTAGCGCCCTTCACGTCAGGAACGATTCGGACAAGAGCCCGACCATTCTCTCCTCCGGGAATAGTTCCCGTTAAAGTACAGTATGGCGCTGCCATTTTGAGCCTCCTACGGCTGTTCGGCCCTGTCGAGCAGAGCGTTCACCTTGGTATTGGTCTCGGCGCCATAAACGCCGTCTACCTCAGCGCCGACTGCAGCCTGAACGGCCTCGACGGTCGCGTCGTGTGCCTCCTCCGAGGCGTCACCCCAGACCCCATCCTGCTCAGTGCCGACCACGGACTGTGTGAAGGCCACGCCGAAGGGGAAGGTCTTCCCGCCCCACTGGGAAGCCGCGGCAAGAGCATAGCAGCGAGACCGAGTGTTCGGCCCGGCGACATTGTCGGGGGTCGCCCGGACTGCACGCTGCAGCGCACGGATGTCAGCAGGGCCAGCGGGAGCAGTGTTGCTCGGAGAGTCGGTATACGCAGGCCGGATCACATAAGCGATCGACTGATTGCGGACGCGCCGCCAAACACCATTGCCAGCAGACTGCGAGCCATAGCTACCAGACGAGGTGTTGCCCTCGATCGTCTGGATCGTACCCCCGCCAAGGTTCTTCTCGACGAAGCCCACGTGGTCCGTGCCGCCGCCGTCCCAGTCGTAGATGACGACATCGCCCGGTCGGGCGTCGTAAACCGATACGAAGTAAGCGTCAGGGTGCTGGCGGACCTTGTTGACGGTGTAGTCAGTGTTAAAGGAGAATCCTCCAATAGCGTCAATCTGCCCGCACTCGTCCAGACACATGCTGACGAAGAGCATGCACCACCAAACAGAGTCGGACGGTCCAGCAAGCCACTGCTGACCAGTTCGAGCTGCCCAGTATCGGCCAGCTTCGGATCCGGGCTGAGGGTCGTCTGGTGCATAGTAACCAATCCTCGCTGCGGCGCGAGCGAGTACGTTGTCTGCGACGCTCACTTCATCACCTCAGTAGTCTGGGAGACGTGAATCTCCTTGTCCTCCATGGGATCAGTTCCGATGTGGGCCTGCGGAGCAAGCGCCTCCTCGGGAATGTCTTCGTGACTGATCATTGGTTATCCCTTCGAACCAAGCTTTGCTCGCCTGGCTCTGTTGAGTTCTCGGTTCCGTTCCATTATCTCGGACTGGGACATCTTCTTATCGGGCTGGTTCTTTTGGTTGCATACCCGAATAAGTGTGAGTAGTCGGTTGATATGCCATGTCTCACACTCGAATGGGATCTGGCAAGCGATCATCCAGTAGTAGATCAACTCGGATGAGGTGTACTCACCAGATCCAGACTCCCCACCCGTCTCACGGATGGTAGTTGCAGTCATCGTGTCGGCCATATAGGCACTGATACGATCAACCTCAGATGGGGGAATCCTATCAAGGAGCGACGGGTCATATTCCTCATCAGTGATCATACACTTGATGTAGATGGTCATCTCCTCAGGGGTGACTTTGTCGTTACCGATGAGGTGTTTATGGGTGATTGACTCCCATTTTGACAGCGCGACCAGGTTGTGCTCCAGGTGCAGGACTCCGCCAGGCATGGAGACGAATTGGCCTGTCTCCTCATTAAACCCGTCGAGATCCGGGATAGAAACTATAAGCATTGCAGGCACCGAGGGCCCAGGAGTCTAGGTCTCTGAGCCCCCGGTGTGGTATATCAGCCTGCGAAGTGCGCCTTGATCTCGTCCGGCAGGAGGAGCTTGGGCTCGAGAGCCCCGCCTCCACCCTGAGCGTCGGAACCGAACAGCTTGGCCTCGAGGGTCTTCAGCTTACCGGCGTCGACGTCGAGAGACGAGATGGTCAGCAGGGAGGTTGGCTTAGCGCCGCTCACCGTGACAGGGGTCGTGGAGAGCTCCCACGAGAACGAGATCGCCTCGGGAGAGTCGTTGACGGTCTTATAGCCCTTCTCAGAAGGAGAGGCCTTGCAGCCGTACAGGATGTGGAGCTTGTAGCCCTTGTCCTGGCCCGCCACGTCATCACCAATCTTGGTGCGATAGACGAGACCAAAGGCGAGTCGATCCTGCTGACCGATCTTGACGCCCTTGGTGAGCTCAGCAGAGCCGTCGCACTTCTCGAACTCGTCGGGGTAGGTGTAAGCCTCGATGGTGGCCTTCAGCTTCTCAGCCGAGAGCATCGAGAGGTACAGAATGTTGTCGGCGTAGAGGTCGGTCGCCTCGGCGCCCTCGGGCTTCTCGGAGATGGCGGTGATACCATTCCAAGCAACGCCCTTGCCGTACATCTTCTGGGCCGGGTCGTACACATAGAGTGCACAGTGGTCGACACCAGTCTCAATACGGCGCTCACCGGTCTTATCCCAAGTGAGAGCTGCCATTTTATCTCCTAATAGTAGACGTCAAAGATGTCGTGATAGAGGTTGTCCGCTACGAGTCGAGACTCATGGCGGCTGAACAAAAGATCCTCGATCTTAGTTCGTGTCGGGTCCTCGGGATGCCGGGCAATCAGAGTAACCTGGAACCGGTTTGCTTTGATATACTTGAGGTTGTCCGCGTACATCGGATCACCCGGATGCCTCTCGTATACGATACATGGATACGAGAGCTTAAGCGATGGGAGCGGTTGGTAATAGACCTTATCCGACCCGAGGATCTCTACCAGCTTCTCATGGAGAGCTAGACGTCGGTCCATTATACACCCCCGTCAACTCGAGAACCAGACGGGGGAACTTCAGCTCCACATAGGAGATTTTCCAAAGTCCCCCCATCCAGCGAACGTACTTGAGATTCTGGATGTTATCCGTTAGAAATCCATCAGCGATAATGCTGATCTGGTTACTGAGGTTGATACTCCCCAGAATCTCGTCGCTGCTACCGAAGCGGCGTGCTTCACGAAACACATCGCCATAGTACTGCTTCTCGACAATCTTGTCTTCCCAAATTCCCGGCTCGGTCTGGACCTGTGTAGCAAATCCTATCTCACCGAAGAATTTGGCCATCTATCACGGCTCCGCGACGACGTTACCAGTCTCGGTCTTCCGCTCAACGATGATGGCCGACTTCGGGTGAGTCAGCGCACCGGAGAGGCGGGTTTCCAGCAGGTAGTGGTACTGGTTGAAGGAAATGTCGAAGTCCTCGGCAGCGAAGAGCTGCCCACCCTTGTCCGCACCAATGGTGTAATCGGACATGTTGACGATGATACCGAGGGCATCGACGGTGCCGTTCTTGGCGGAGCTGCGCTGCAGGCCCTTCATGAGCGGAACCTTGACGATCTTCGAGACGCCGACGTAGTCGGCCAGCTCGGAGACGCTGCGGAACAGACGGTGACCCATCTTGTCCTTGAGAAGCAGGATCTCGGTGACCATGTGGGGCTCAGCGAACCAGGTGGGGTTGCCAGCGCCGTCGTAGTCATCCATGGCGCGGACGATGGAGTCCAGGACGTCCTCAGTGGTGGTCTCCTTGGCCAGGACAACACGAGGAGCGTAGAGACTGTCCTCCTTGTAGATCGGGCGGATGCAGTCCTCCTTGATCTTGTCCTTGGAGGAGGCCTGACGACCATCACCGATGAGGACGGCTCGACCGAGCTCCTCCTCGAGCATGATCTTCATCTCGCCACGGATGTAAGAGACGACATCAAAGTCAGTGATGTCCAGGATGTCATCCCTATCCAACCTCTGCTTCTTATAGATGGTGGTCGGCGAGGTAACACGCTGCAGCAACGTGAAGACCTCGTCTTCCTTCTTATTGCCCTTAATGTAACCCCGGGCACGGGCCTCGTCGGCCGTGATGTCAGCGAAGCGGGTGCGAATGCGGGAGAAGGGGGAGTGCTTAGCAGCGCCGACGACGGAGTTAACCCAATCGGTCTTGCGCTTGATGAACTCCGGCTGGTTCCACAGATCCTTGGCCTCCGGGAAGAGGGTCTCGATCTGCTTGATGCCGTAAGCGTCGGCGTGGGCCAGGATGGCCTGCTTCAGGGAGCCGCTGGAGCGAGCGTCCTCGAAGATGGTCTCGACCTGGGCGTGAGTCAGGACGGGGAGCTCCTCGGTGGTAGCGGAGCCCTCAAACACGTTCTTGTGAGCCATAGTATCCTCAGTTGTGTCGGAATGGGCGGTGTCCTCGGCCTCTTCGGTCTCAGACTCCTCCGCCTCTTCATCTACGGAATCGACGAGCTGTCCGACGATGGCATAGACCGCCGTCTTCTGCTCCTCGGTCATTCCATCGAAGATCTCCCCGAGCGTGGGGTCGTCCTCGTCGCCCTCAGCCTCATCGGCCTCCGGCTCCTCCTCAGCGTGCTCGACGTCGTCCGTCTCCTCCGCCTCGAAGTCCTCATCCTCGTCCTCGACGTCATCACCGTGCGAGACGAAGTCCAGCTGTGCATCCGTGTAGATGACAGCCTCGATCTCATCGCCGTCGTCACCATGCTCGATGGAGACCTGGTCGATGAGTGCGCCAGGGTTGGCGCCACGGAGCACCAGGCTCACCTCGACGAGCTCACCGTGGACAACGTCGTTGCCCCGAGCCCGAACGTGGGTGGCATAGATGCTCATCGCCTTGATGTCGCCGTTCTTGACCATCTCTCGTGCGGTCCGGCCACGATCAGTGTTATTCAGATGGGCGTAGGCGTAAACCCCATCGTCGCGAACCTCAAGGTCGGCATGCCCGAGGACGTTCTCAACGTCGCCGTGCTTGTGCTGCCAGACCAGAGGTACAGTCTTCCCGTCGTACGCCGCGAAAGCCCCGTGCCGGATTACCTTGTTATCCGAGCACCGAACATCGTTCTTCGTGGCGTAGCCAGAGAAATCGCACTTAACTGCCATTTTGACTACTCTCCATCAGTTCGGAAATTGGTACATCCGCGGCTGGGGTTTCGTCAACCGGCTCTTCGCCGGGTGGCATCTCCTCACCCATCGGATTGATGTTGGAGTTCACCAACTGGTTTGCCGTCTCGTCTTCGGACTGGGCCCAGCCAAACTTCGGTCGAAGCTCATTGGCGGTACCAATCTCGTTACGCTTGACGGAGTCGACCAGCTTGGACATCTCCTCCAGCGGGACGTTGAGGAACGGATCCTCGATAGCCATGATCCGCTGTCGCTGCGTTCGGGCAGTCTTGGTGAGGAAAGTCCTGGTGATGGCATCCGTGATCGCCTTCAGAACTGGACGAACCGTTCGGTTCTGGTAGTTCAGCATCTGTCGAGCATCGGCCTTGCCGGTGAAGACATCCTCGGTCATTCCGAGCTGGTTGTACAGCTGCGTAGTGAGCCACTGGATCTGGCTCATGAGGTTATTCTCGGACGGTCGGTTCAGCTGGGTGATTCGCTCCGCACCATCGGTGTAAGCGATACCGTACTGAGAACCGGCGAGCTGTTCCTCAATCGCCTTTCGCCTGGCTTCCGCCTGCTGCTTCTTGAGCTCAGTCTTGACCACGTATGGAAGCTGAATGATAATGTCCAGCTTACCGGATCCAGACTGTCGATCAATCGCATCGAGCAGATGCAGTTTCTGAGTGAGTCGCTGCAGCGTAGAGCTCGGAGCGTTCATCACGCTGTAGAGCGGATTATTGACGATCGCTACGAACTCTTTCTCAAGAGTCAGCTGTTCTCGCTGTCCAGTATGGTCGTTATAGACTTCGACTCGAATGTGCCGAGGGTACCAATGGATGATACTACCGACCCGCATCGAACGAACATCATATCCCTGAGTCATGTCAGGGTTGACGTTCGTATCCACGGGAACAATCGCTACTGCGCCCTCCTCGAACAGAGTAAGGACAAGATCCTGGAAGAATCCTCGTCCGGTCTGGTCGATATTGGCGCTGAGAGACATACAGTCATCAAGATCACTATTGATGTAGCTCTTGAGATTGCCGTTGTCGTCTGTCCGAACATGTCGGATGGGAACGTTCGCCACGTCAATAGCAATCTGGTTGTAGATGCTGGTGACGATCGTCTGATCCCCGACGACGGGGCGGTAGTTCACGCTCGGATTCCCAAAGAATGATGCTCCGTATTCGGGAGTGAAGTTCTTCTTGTCCGGCGATCGGGTAAATGCATTCCATGCGTGGCTCAATCGATCACTAAGACCCATTTCACCTCCTTGCTCATTCGAATGCCTCCTTGTTGATCTTGTATGCCACGAAGGCATCCATCAGAGCAGCTACTGAGTCAATCTTCTCTTCCGAGCGTTTCTTCAGTAGCTTCCGGTTTCCGTTGGTATCCTCGAGCGTGACACAGTTACCCATGGTAAAAGACATGAGCTCCTGGTCGAAGATGAGGAGGCGTTCGGACGCCAGCTTCTTCAGCTCCCCGAGGGGGACTGATTCAGTCCTAGCTCCCTGAATTACCTTCTCAATACCGTACGGGCCGTTCTCCTGCTCCCACCTGGTTACGAACTCCTTGGCGTTGTACGGGTCGAACCCAAACGCTGAGACGTCGTACTTCTGTTCATCGATGTACTGGTCTAAATCTTCATAGACCTCCATCATATCCAGGACGGTACCCTCCATGACCCGGAGGCTTCCTTCTTGGATGAACTCGTCATACTTCTGGCGTAGAGCCCCGGGCAACTTCATAAGCGTCAGCTCTGAAATGTATGCCAGCGTCTTCACACCAAAAGCCTGATTCCGCAGTGGGAATAGGAAGGTGAACGCACAGAAGTCATCGCCCTGGGACAAGTCGGCACCCATAGCGCATTGCATGTTCCAGAAGGTGTTCTTCCTGTGCGGGATCGTCTCCTCGTATGTGAAGAAGTACGTGTATCCCTCCATGGGGATTCCGAACCTCTTGGCGAGGATGTCGTTTCGAGCAGCTGGAGCTTGTTCCATTCGCTCGACGTCCTGCTGGTACCGATCATAAGAGACAGTGATGCCTATGTTCGGCTGGGCTTTCACCCACATAGCAGGATCTGCTACTTCCTTGATGTCATCAAGGCGGTAGTAGAAGATTGAGATGTGAGGGGCGATGTATTCGCCCTTCAGGATTTTGAGCAACTCCATCTTCATGGTGTCGCCCACCGCATTGCGGATTGTTCCTTCGGATGAGACGGCCAGAATTACTGGATCGTCGATCTTCGAGGCACCCTGTTCAAGTGCACCGACCACGTCCTCGCGGATGTCGCCGGAAAGCCACTCATCTACTGTACAAACCTTGGGTCGAAGACCCTGCAGCTTGTCGATAGACATGGGTCGAACCTCGAGGAGGGATCCGGTGAGGAAGTTCTCCACACCCTTCTTCGTAGCAACCAGCTTCTGGCGGTTAGCCCTTGCACCAGTTGTATTTTGAATTGATCCCTCGGTCAGGAACTTGTACAGCGGACCTCTGGCTCGGGTGATAGCGGTCCGGAAAGGACCCATCACCTCTTCAGCCTGCTTCATGGTCGGAGCCGTAGCGATCTGATGTGTCGTTGTAGTGTCAATCACCATGAAATAATTCTGGATGAGAGACATGTACATCGACTTCGCTGCTCCACGAGCAACGATCAGATACTGCTTGATTGTTAGGCGCTTCTTTACTGTTTTGGTCTCGTATCGACCGCCGACTCCGTCCTCATATGGAACGAAGACCTGGCGATCCTCGAAATAGTACCAGCCAAGGAGCTGTTCGGCCCAGAGCTTGAAGCTGTCGAGCAAATGGAGGTCGGCTCCGTCGGACAGCGTGAGCTCGTTCTCGCAGTAAGCGATGAAACCCTCTACAGCTTTGTCGTCGTAGTAGTATTCCGGGTTTGCGATGAGAGCGTCGATGCGATTCATCTCACATGAGATCTCTTCGCATACTGGAATCTCTCCTCGGACGACTGCGTCTCGGAACTGCCCGTAGTATTTTGGTACTGCGGTGTTCGAGAGCATTACTTAGCTGTACTCCCAGGATTGCGCGGATAGCGCTTCTTCTTGGGTGAGGGCTTAGTCTGCTTGTATGACTTCGGCTTCTCGATCTGCTTGCGTTCGGGAGCCTTCTTCAGAGCTGGACCACCAATAGACTTGGCTTCCTTCTTGGTCTCCTCGGCTACAACAGAAGCTGCCTCAGCGGCTTCCTTGGCCTTCTCCGCTGCCTTCTTAAGAGTCTCGGCTGCGGACTTCCCTTCCTTGCCGGTATCAAACGACTTATCGAAGGCTGTCTTCATAGCCTTGGTCGCTGCGTATGTACCGGCCTTGGTCAGAGAGTTCTCGAGGATCGACCGAGTGACCTCACGACCTCGAACCAGGTGGCGATCGGCCTTGAGCTCCCGATAGCGTTTCTCTTGCTCCAGCCGCTTAATTCGAGACTGGAGCTCGGTGTCGCTGATCTTCTTGTATCCGCGGTTTGCGAACTTCTTTCGGGCCTTTGCATCGACCTTTGCCTGCTTCTTTCCGGCAACTCGGGCATCGTGAGCCTGCTTAGCCTTCTGAACCTTAGCCGCTCCAGTTTGAGCAGTCTTGATAGTCGTCTTGGTGGCGTTGGCGGTGAATCGCCCACTCTTCTGGATGGCCTTGATGGTGGCCTTTCGACCAGCACTAGCCTTCTTACGAATGACGCCCCATTTCTGGCCCTTTACACCGTGGTGGACGAGATCTTCTACCTCTGCTTCCCCTCGGTCTGATAGATCAGTCGCCATGCTGCCTCCTCGATCAGCTTCTGGTAAGCCTGAACCAAGAAGGAGTTCCCCGGTGGGTCAAAGAACAGCTTAACCTTCATGGCGATGTAAGACTTGATTGCCGCTTCGTCGTCGATCGAATCAAAGACGGTCCAAGCGGTATCTTTCTCAATCGGGGTGTCGCATTTTGGCCCCAATTGTGCGAGATCCATCCGCGCAGTGTTGATGTGCATCAGGATCTGGTCATCGAAGGCGTCATATCCCGGCATGATGCCGATTGCCTTCTTAGTGTCTTCAAGAATGGTTCCCATTAGATCCTCCAGGGAGCTTGATCATTCGGTCGACGCTCAACAACTCGTGGTGTCAACCTCGATCGGTCTCCGAAGTGTATCGCGTTGTGGGTATTCTTGGTTGTGGTAATGAGAAACTCTGGCTCGAGGATGTCTGGATTGAATTCCTCGAGATCTCTGGGCTGAATCGGATTCATGTGGTGGATCAGCGGCATGTATCTAATGTCAAGTCCCTCGATCCCGAGGTCACAGGCTTCATCTCGAGCCAGAACAAAGTTCCTGACCTTCTTCCACTCCGTCGAGGTGTAGAATCGTTGGTTCAGGTAACGATCGAAGCCAAACGTGGCTGTACCGACTTGCCCGGTGAGAGCCAGGTAGTCAAACCGCTCCTCAAAGGTCTCGAGGCGCGCCAGTTCAGTATACGTTCGTAACATCTCCCGCTCCAGAGTATGTACGGAAGGCTTCGATGGCTTCTTTGGCAATCTTCTCGGCTTGCTCAGCGCTGACGAGCGCCGTCTTCTTAGCCTCGAGGAGTGCTGTTTCGTTCCTCAGCTTCTCTACCTCCAGCTGTTCTCTTGTGGAGGCGAGCTTGAGGTAGTGGTTCACCGTGGTTGCCGGTGCTGTACCCTCCCGAAGCTGCTTCTCAGCGAGCTCAAGCGCGAGATTGATCATCTGCGCCTCTCGTTGTTCCACAGTTCGAGCGGGTTTAGAGGGTGTTGCGGCCCTTTTACCCATAGTTGCTCCTTAGATAGAGGGCGTTTGGGGCCAATTGAGGGCTAGATTCTAGGGCCCGTTGTGAGCGAGACCAGCAGGAAGAAAGGAGCACACGAGAAACTTCCTGTGGGCCCTAGAACCTAGTCCCCAATTGGCTTTCCAAATATCCCTCCGGGGAAAATATGGAGGGGGCGGCGATGAGGGTGGGGGGCCTAAACGCGAGACCCCCCTCCCCCGGGTTGACGAAGAAATTTTTATTTTTCAATCATCGATCTCAAAAGTTTGATAGAAATTTGTTCCATCAAGATTGAGAATTCGATCAATTGCATTTTCAATTTCTTCGATTTCAAGTTCTTCACTTAACGAATCGCTTGATGTGCACAGCCTGGCCAGGAGGCCACAGGTACCGTAGCCGTGGGCAGTGTCAAAAGCAAACCATTCGTCCCATGAAGTTCTTGGATCGTAAGGATTGTCGATTGTACTCAACATCCTAGCCATAGTAGACCTCCTTAGAGAGGCCCTGTGAGAGGGTGTGTACCATGGTGTGGTCAGCCCTCCTCTAGAGCACGGTGTACAGAAGTTGTTGAGATTCCCAAAGCTTCAGCAATCTCAGCAGCAGTCTTACCTCTACTACTCATAGCCTTGGCTCTGGACACCATGCTAGACGATACCTTAGGCTGGGACCTAGGTGTAGCCAGTTCCCTAACTACTGATTCATCAGCAAGTTCAAGAACCTTGTTGAGAGCAGCCTGTGAGACAGCACCTTCCTGGATAGCCTGCCACTCTCGAGGAGTGATAGCGAAAGGCTTCTTACCAGCCCCCGTTCTTGAACGGGCCTCGGCTAAAGCCTGGCGCCGGGCTTTCTGGAGGCGCTCCTTATCAGTGGCTAGAGTAGGATCAGCCTGCTTCTTAGCCCTGATGACCGCATCAGCTAGGACCTGTGCCTGTCTTTCCCTGGGTTTATTCCGGAGGGCCTCATTTACTTTGGCCTTGAGGGACTTAACTTCAGGGGCATAGGTCTTTGCGGCCTGGGGGTTCTTTCGAACAGAGGGGATAGCAAGCGTAGCCTTACGGGCTTCGTTGGCCATAGCCTTCAGTTCGTTAGAGTGATTGGCATAGACCGTTTCAATAGCGCTCCCGTTCTTAGAAACAAGGGAGTATGCATCATGGGTCTCGGCCAACTTAGTAGACTTTTCAGTACGAAGCACAGTCTTACCATGCTTGTCTACATAAGTAGCCCCAGTCTCTTCATAGACCTTGCGTCCTGTCCGCTTATCGATAGGCCCACCCTTTGAAGCGGACCGGGCTTTTCTTTCAGCAACACGCTTCTCGGAAGAAGCACGACTGATCAGAGTAGAAGCCCCGGCGTTTGCCTTACCCTGGTATTTCTTCTTGAGGGCGGCGATACCATTATCAATCTCGGACTGCTTGTAGTTGAGCTTGTGCTTTTCAGCATCAATCACAACCATGGAGTGTCGAACAGCACGGGCAATCTCAGCCTGGTTTGCACCACCGATAGTCATATCAGTAATGAGGTTTGAAACCTCGCCCATCTTCATCTGCTTCTGCTTAGAAGTCATGGGCTTCATACCAGGGTATGCCGGATACATAGCCTTAGGGTCGAAGTCCTTCAGCCCCTTAAGAGCTGGTGAGGTCTTGACCTTTCCGCTATTGTTTGGAATGCAGAGAACTGAGTCACCATCAAAGTCCGCACCAGACAAACGCTCAGCGACCTTGGGGTGGATACCGATAGCATCCTTAACCTTAGTCCCTATGGCTTTTCTGGCATGGGGGTTTTTATTGTTGACTGTCAGTTCCGGGATCTCGAATCGTCCACCATGAGGGTGACGAACAAGAACAACCTTCTCCCCATGTTTGAAGTTGGGGGCGTAAACCTCCGTGGTCTTCATCTTGGGGACGGGAAGGATGACCTGACTGGCCTGTCGAGGAAGAGCAGCGGCCTTCAGATCCACAGCGTCAGAGTCCACTGAGTCTGCGAAAGACTGCAGCAGCTTCTTCTTGACGGAGGGATTCGTCAGGGCCATGATCTCTTCGAACTCGGCACGGCGCTTGTCTCGAACCTTCTGCAGCTGCTGCTTGGCAAGAGAGACCGGCTGCTTCGAGAGGAACTGGGAGCTCAAGGTCTTTGACCAATCGCCCCAAGTACCCTCATCGTTGACGATGTTCATCGCCGATAGCTTCTTCTTGCCGTGGGCATCGGTGTAGTGAAGCTGCTTGCGAATCACCGAACCGAATGGGTTCGAAGGATCCCCAGTCTGCTTCTTGAGGGCGTCAAGCTTATTGCCGGTGGGGTTCTTGTTGGTGTTGAACCGGAGATCATATCCCTTAGGAATGTCATCCGAGTACATCGCCATACCTTTGAGGTAGTGCGTACCATCAACAGAGATACGAACCTGGGCATAGTTTGAGCCGCCGAGGGAGAGGTCTTTGACTCCTCGTCGAACCTCAATAACGCCGTCCATATCGGTACCACCCTCATTTCCATAGCGAACCTTCAGTCGCTTGCTGGAAACTGCAGTGGGCTTCTCGATACCGTACACGGTACGACCCCGGTCCTCAATATTGACACCGGGGGCTTTAATTTCGCCCCGCTTGGCCAGAACCGTCTTGTAGTCCATGCCCGGAGGCACCAGGACCTTCATTTCGGTGAATTTGCCAGTCGTCTGCTGCTGGACCTTCACCTTGTGGACGTGATAGCCCTCAGCCTCGAGCATGGCGGTTGCGGTCTTCATCTTGGTGCTCGTAACACCCATGTTAACCTCAACGCCGAGTCCGACGTCAAGAAGACCATCCTTACCGACCTGCTTCTTGAGCTCCTTGGCCAGAGCTTCAGTACTCCCCGCCCTTTCTTTGAGGGTGGGGTCTAAAAGCGCTCGAACGGAGGACTCGTTGATGCCCATACGACGACCAATGGCCGTGTTAGACATCCCCTTCTCCTTGAGTCGGGCCACCATCGCAACGTCAGCCTTACGCTTCTCGTTCTTAGCAATGGATCGCTGTGCTCGGAGCTGGGTGGTGGTCATTCCAAGGCCCTTGGCGATTTCAGTCTCAGAGAGACCCTTCGCCTTGAGGTCCTTGATAGTGGAGAGCAGATCACCAGAGTGCTGGTGCGGGTCCTTTCCGGAACCGTAAGGATAGCGCCCGGAACGGCGCTTAACACCATAGTGGGCGAGATCCATTAGGCCTCCTCTTCCTTGATCTTCTCGATCAGCTTATCAAACTGGATGATGGTGTCCATGATTCGGGCAATGTCCTCGCCCTCAGGGTTTGCTACCTGAATATCATCATTCTGGTAGATACGGAGCTCATAGTTAATGGCTCCAGGACGCTCATCATACTCGAGGCAGAAGAGCGCGGCGTAGATCATGAGTTGATCAACCTTAGCCGGGTGAACGCCAGTCTTCAGATCGTGGATGCGAAGCAGGCCCTTGTCAAAGGAGATAGCGTCAGCAGTGCCAAAGCAGTTGACCGAGTAAAACAGGACTTGCTCCGGGACCATCCGAAACCCAATAGCATCGTTAACATAGTTGTTGAATGTCACCTTGTTTCGAGGCATGCGCATCTTCAACCGAATGTGCTCAGCAGCGAGCTCGTGAAGACGGGTACCTTTTGCTGCGGCCTGGGAAGTCCGGAAGGACTCGATAAGTTTGTCGGGAGAGTAGTTGAGCCAGTGATACTTACTGGCGGAAAGGAATGCGTGAGCTCCATTAAGCTGTGAGTGATTGTTGAACTTCACTGAGGATCTCGCTCTCGTTCTCAGGGTAGATGAATGCGGCATACGACATCGCATGCATGGTCCGAACATAGTGTGCTTGGTTCGGACGGACTGAGGCAATGGCGCCTCGCTTCACCTCAAGGGCTGCCCAACGATTCTTGTAGAGAAGAATCAGATCTGGGATTCCTTGAATGTAGTTAGGATCATTTTTCAGAATGATGATCCCCGGCAGCATCTTGTTCAGCTTCTTAATGAGCTGTGCTTGGAATTGTGACTCACGCATGGTGTGCTCCTCTGGGTAAGCCTATAAGAAGGGATAGGCTTGTTTCTATCCTTCTTATCATTATATGCGTAGATTGCGACAAGGGGTGTCACACGTATTGTAGTGGAAGGGATATCCTTGGATGAGGGTGGACAAAAAAAAACCCTATACTTATATATATATTAAAAAATCAATCAATCAATCAATATATATATTTTACTAAAAATGGCCACTTTGCGACCTTTCGTTGCAATTCCAAGGAAAAGTCCACAATACGTGTGACACCTAAGTGTCCACTTTTTTGTCCACAATACGTGTGATGAGTAACATCTGTCACCTCTGTAACATACAAAAATGGCCAGTGGGACGGAAAAATGGCCACCAAATACAAAGTGACCACTCTCCCGACCCACCGTCACACGTATTCTAACCGACGAATGCCCTCTCGTTGAACACCTTCTTCGAGCTCAGCGACCGCCGAACAGCCTCATCAATCGACGATTTCGACTCGAGAAAGTAGTACCTCAACCGAGAATATGGCGTGTTCAATCGGTCGATTCGACCCTCACACTGCTCCGTCACTCGCCAGGAATAGTTGAGGGACCAGAAGAGAACCGTATCGGTACTAGTACAGTTCCATCCTTCTGCCGCCGAGGTGTACTGACAGATATAGATCCATCGGTCTCCTCCTGGAATAGCATCGTGCCGATGTCCATTCCATTGCGCTGTAGGCACTCCAAGGCTCTCCGCAACTGCAAGTATTCGATCGAGTTCATAGTTGTAGTTGTAGAATACGATAACTCTCTCATTGCTTGAGAGTATGCGCTTGGCTTCTGCTGAACGCCAGTCATTATCACTGACCACCTTTCTCAAGATTCTGCAGACCCCACCTGCGTCTCTAAGGGGCTCCTCTGTCCAGGGATCCATCCTGTTCTTCACGACCCACTTGTACAAGTCACGGTCGTAGTCACAGTAGACAGTCTCCCTCTCACGAGTAGTGTGTCGCTCCACCGGCATCTCCACAAGGATACTCCGTCGAAGTCGCTGCAGCTTCGCCTCCCCTATATATCGTTTGACCTTGGGGTATTTTGCGAAGCGGTCAAATATGACGTGATCCTCCATGAACTCCGTACGAGTCCTGAAGAATCCGTGTGCCATGAATACCGGGAGGTAGTCCATCCAGACATCCCCAGGGGTGGCCGAGAGCAGAAGCCAGGTGTTCTTCTTTGTGATCTTCAAGAACTCCTTGACCCAGCGCCCACTGCCGGAAGCACGCTGCTCATCAAAAAAGAATACCGCGTGTTCTCGATCCGAGTACTTCCCGATGTTGTTCCACGAGTCCACCACGATGGATGAACCAGTGAAACTACATGCAGGATCAGTACTCAGACCGAGACGCGCAGCTTCCTCCTCCCACTCAAGGGAGTCCCGCTTCTTAGCGGTTGTGATGACATACAGCGTAGGGGAGCCCTTGACCTTCTTCTTAGCCAATGACCCCCCTTTCTTGAACGAGGCGGCGTTACAAACCGACGTGAGGTACCACGCCAGGCTTGTCAGGGTCTTCCCCGAACCAACGCCACCCGCCAAGATGCTGCCGTTCTGCAGTTGACGCACCGCCTGAATCTGCTCAGGACGATACGTAACTGTCATGGTTAGTGTGTTCTCCTTTCGAGACAGTCTCCAAAGATCCACTCATCGAACTCAGACTTCACGAGTTGAATCCCGAGTCGACCTTCTTGGTACTCCTCCTTGCGGAACTCTGAGTTGGACTTGAGGTAGAGGTTCGATACGGCCAGGTTCCGTCGGTTCCCGTCCTTGTACTGAACCCAGTACCCATCCGGGATCTTGTCGACGAACAGACTCCACACAAGTACAGCTGCCGAGTAGACCTTGCGCTCCCTACCGTGAGCACTGGGCTTCTCCATGCGGTACATATAGCAGCCATCCTTGTACCGGGGTGTCAGGAAACGACCGGTGTTCTTGTTTCGAACCCGCCCAAGATCCGAGACCTCATACTTATCATTGAGGCCGGGGATTGTCTTCCACTGCTCAGTAGCCAAATCGAGTCTTTCTATCCGACTCCGACTCAGTACATGAGCCGAAGATGTAGTCGTCGAATTCAGAGACAGTCTCATCAAAGATACGATCCTGCTCTGCGTTGTACTCGTCATACCAGGCTTGCCGGTACTCGGAGTAGGACACCAGCTTGAGGTTCTCAAGACTGCAGTTAGCCATATCACCATTCAGGTGGATGACATAGTGCCCCCTCCCGGGCTCTCCGTTGAACGCACGCCAGATAACAATACCACAGCGAACCATGGTCTGCTTACCTGAGTCATCGCGATAAAGGGAGAACCCGGGAGCCCCGTCTGAGCACTTCTGGATCCGAAGAACTCGCCCACTCGAGATATTCCGCACCCGACCGAGATCAGATGCCTCATACCTTGAGTAGGGGTGGGGTAAACTTCGCCAGCGCTCAGTCAATGTGCATAGCCTTGATGTGGTCCAGGAGGTACTTCTGCTCTCCCGTCTCCGAGTCTGTGACGATGCGGAGTTTGATGGCCGGGCGGTTGTAGTAGTACCGCTTGTTCTTCTCCTCGTCCTGGAAGACGAAGAAGAGAACCCCCTTTGCGATCTCCTGAACCCGGATCAGCTTCATAGGCACACCCGAGACAGTCACATCCAGGATAGCATCAGCTCGGAGAGTCTGCTTGATCTCCTCGAGGTCCTTTATCTCCTGAGTCGGGTCGTCAAGAGACCAGGAACCCGAGATGGGGTTGTAGATGAACTTCTGAGTCAGAGGCATGCGAATCTCCTTCATGAAGTCGCTGTCCTGACGCTTGAGATAGAGCCCCCAGAACGAGCCATCTGCGTCCACGTCTAGCTTCAGCCCCATCACGTGCCAGAACTTGCCGTCGTGGTTGATGATAACCGGGTGCAGCTTCTGGAATGTCTGATCGAGCCAGAGCTGATCAAACTGCTCGAGGCTGAACCGCTTAGTGCTTCCCATGTGAATAGCCTTCCATGCTTGCTGGGGTCGGTACTGGATGAACTCATACTCCTCAATGTTCTTGAGGAGAATACTCTCTTGAGGGTACGTATTGATGGTAAACAGAACCGCGCTTTCGGTATCTACCTCATAGAGTCGCTGGTACTCGAGGATGCGTACCTCTCCCTCGGACGCCTTGAACTCCACATACATAGCATTTCCAGATGCATACGTTTCGTGAATATGTGCGAGGAAGTCCTCCCCCTTGATAATCCGAGGGGTCTTGTACCATCCGCCGTCAGTGAGTTCCATCATGTCCTCCTCAGAAATAACGGATCGTGTCGGCGGCCCACTCGACATTCTCGAGAACCCAGTCATAGGACTGGTGCCCCTTCTCGTTCGTCATAGTGTGGCGAGTGAACTTGGACTTCTGGGCATCCGACATGCGGAAGGTGTACCAGTGGTCCCTCTCGCGCTCAGCAGTAATCCACAGATCGGTAGAGCCGGGAACCCGCATGAAGGACTTGACGTGATACTGCCGGGACTCGTAGAAGAACGGAGCAGGCTTACCCTCACGAGCTGCCCAGTAGTCGTAGTACTCCTTGGCGTTGTAGGTCTTCCGCTCCTCAGCGAGGAAGAGAACCGACCCATTGCTCATCAAGTCGCCGTTCTTGATCCGCATCTTGGTGATGAGACCTTCAGCGTTCGTCATGTACATAATCCACTGGTCATCGCAAGTGGGCTTGAACTCAGTGACGAAGAGGTCCTTGTTTCTATAGATGAACGTGGGGAGCATAACCCCATCCGTCTGCTTGAGCTTGGCAAGGTACTGCATGCGAAGCTCGTAGATGTCGACGGGACCCTCGTCAACCTTGATAAGAGTGATCATTTTGCGCTCCTTTTAATGCGTCGTGGGATGTCGTACTCGTCGAGAAGGTAGTCCATGAATGCGAAGAGATCCTTCTCTATCTCATCCGCAAGCTCTCGGTTTCGAACCTGAGATACGTCAACGATGAAGCGATAGCTGTTATTTGCAGTACGCTTCTCGAGATGAACGGAACACCGTGGCGTACGTCGACGCTCAGGGTTCTTGATGTAGTCGAGCACGATCTCTCGACCAGGCTTAAGATCCGGGTTTGGATACAGAGTCTCTCGAGGTTCCTTGCCCTCAGCTCGATCTCGCTTCCGAGCCTCAGAGAGGGCCTTCCTCTCGAACGCCTCTGATTCCTTGACCGCCTTCAGAATATCATCAGCACTGACGATAAGTCGGCTAGCCACGTGTGTCCTTTCTATAAGTGAGAGACCCCGGGGCCCTTTTACAGACCCCGGGGTATAAAATCAGCCTCGCCGCATCTCCCGAATGAAGATCCAGATCAGCCAGAATCCTCCGGTCACCGAGACCATGAAGACATCAAACAGGAAGTTGAAGAATCCGTAACGTCGCATCAGGCAGCCTCCTCTCCATCCTCGTACTTAGCATCGAGCGGGTCCTCGGCAATGGTGACATACATCGTACCGAGATATGCCTTCACACCGGAGTTCCCGTTGACCTCCCAGACATAGGGGTTGATCGTGAGATCCACGTTCAGGATCTCGACGTAGTCCAGACTGTCCACCGTCTGCTCAGTGATGAACACCTTCCTCCGAGTAAGGTTCGGAATGCAGACGATCTTCGGAGGACGGGCCCGGTAGGACACTTCCACCTTGAGATAGTGGGTGAGGGCATCCGGGTCAGTTCGAGACTCCCGGGACTTCAGGTTCCAGCCGTCCTTCTCGAGGGCCTCGACCATGTCCTCAGGGATCTCTACGCAGAAGGTGCGCTTCGTACCACCAGCGTAAGGGCCAGCGGCTGAGAAGTCCTTGAAGAAGATGCGGGCGTTCTCGATAGTGAGGTTGCTCAGTCGTGCCATTGTGTTCTCCTTAGATATTAGGCGCGGAAATCAGGGTGGACGTTTGAGGGATCTCCCTGTGCGATCTCGAGCACTCGGGAAATGAATCGAGTAAGATTCTTCTTCTGGCGGCACTTGAACAGGATGGTGCGGATCCCACATGTGAAGTTGATGTCCGCATAGACAATGTTCAGCCCTTTATAGAAGCTGACCTCGGTGTCGTCAGGAAGGTCAAAGTGCATCTGGTGGCTGTACTTACCAACCCATGAGGGCTTGACGTTGCTTCGCTTGTCGATGTACTCTTCAAGCTTGACGTCTTCGAACTCGTAGGCCTCCTCGTTCAGGTCACCATTGAGGTCGAAGTAGTCGATAACGCTGGGGTTCTTCTTACTCATACGATCCACTCGTCCTTAAGGTCGATCTTGTCGTGCATGATCTGCCTGAGGAACTCACAGGCGATCTGGTACTCACGGTTGTTGTAAATATAGATGGGCTTGATGGTGATGTCCTCATCGTGGAGGAACACACGCATCACGATGATCCGGTGAATGGGGTCATAGGTGACTATGAAGCTGTCCCCATTCTTGAGCTGGTACTCAATGATGTCAGGGGCGTTACAGATGACGAGAATATCGTCAACGTCATTCTTCTCGCGATACTCCACTCCTCGACGGAATGCCTCGAAGCAGTCCTTGAGCTCGATGAACTCTGTGTCGATCCGAAGATGGGTATCGTGGGCGACAATCTTTCCTGGCATGTGTGCTCCCTTCAGAAAAGCCTATACCCCAAGTTAATGGGGTATAAGCGAGATCAGTCTTCGATCTCGACGTGGTCTCGAGCTTCCTGTACGGCCTTGACGGTCGCATCGAACTGCAGCTCCACTTCGCGGGCAACGATTGCGCTAGCAGCAATACCGGTTCCTACCGATCCGAACCAAAGCAGAATCTTAGCGATTCCATTTGCGTTCGAGACGATAGGCTTGGTAAGCTTGCTGGCAATCATACCAGCTCCAATGGAGGAGAGTCCGGAGATGATAATCTTGGCAACGGGCAGCATGAGGATTTCCTTTCGAGTAGAGGGGTCTCATATTACCCTTAGTTTCTGACGCGGACCCCCGGGCCCTGTTACAGACCCGGGGGCTTTTACACATCAGGTGTAGTTATGACGGTAGCATCCCGCATCCTGAACAAACATCCAGTGCCGCTGCCAGAAAGGCCCGCGGACAAGAACCCAGCGCCAGCATCCCATATTGTTTCACCTCCTTTATGACTAGATCTTAGTCAGACCATGTCAGGTGTAGTTGTATCGGAAGCAGTTAGCGTCCTGCACATGAATCCGGGTCCAACCGTGCCAACGAGACCACGTCCACATCCAACGTCCACACATATCACTTCACCTCCTCGATCGAGTGCTCTTTGTACGGACCCCACTGGTTCTCGTACTCAGCCATCATTGTCTCCGTTCCAGATATACGGCTCAAGCTCCAAGGGTGAAGGCCTCGAAGTCGCCGAATTCTCCCACCGCAGCCTTTGCATCGTCAGCAAGACCCTCGAAGTAACTCCAGTCGACCCATTCCTTCCAGTCATCTGCGTGGGCTTCCTTGAAGGACTCGAACTGTACCCACCTGTGACCGGTACTGCCTGATGCGGCATGGTAGTTACCATCTTTCTCGCGGAGAAGGATCCCGCCTCCACGGTTCACGGGGACGAAGGCGCCGGTCTTACCGACGAACTCCATCTCTGGCTTCTCTTCTGTTCCGTTGTTGAGATACAGAGCGGTGGTTACGCTCTTGGTTTCCGCCACGTCTCGAATATCCAGCTCCTCCTTTGAGAAGAGCTCCTTGAAGACGTAGGGGTGCTGGAACTGGGCGCCGGTAGCACTCCAGTGTCCATCCTCGTAATCGACATATACGGCCTTGTTCACGAGACACATACGATCGTAAGTAGCCTCGTGCTCGAAGGTATAGCCATACTTCTTGCCGAACTCCATGACCTTCTCAATGATCTCTGGAGTAGCCCTCGGGATCTTGATCGAGTCGGTCTTGATGTGAGCAACGTCGAAGCCCTGCTCCTGGACAAAGTGCTTCAGATCCACCATGAACAGAGCGCCACGCTTGGCGACAATGTTGTCCACATTGCGGGGGTCCTTGAAGGCATTGGGGAACTTTGCCGCAGTGAGACCGTACACCGAGTTGATGACGATCTTGAGAGCAAAGGCTAGTGCCTCATAATCCACTCCCTCTTCAAGGAATGGCTTGAGTGCTCCGTCCAGAAGAGATCCGGCTAGCTTGTCGTCATGGTGCTTGATTGCTACTCGGGCTTGCTTGATCTCGCTGAAACGCTTAGTGTATCGGTCTCCGAAGAGGTTGAGACACTCGATTGAAGTGGGATGCATGCTCGCAACGTCGAGAAGTGCGACGTCGACGTAGATTCCTGGCTCGGCGTAGACGTATCCACCCTCACCGACCTCCTCCCCACGATAGGTAGACTTGCCGAAAGAGTACTGATAGCCAGGGAATTGCTCACTGAGATCGGTGTAAATGAACTCACTCTGGGGGTTCCTGTTCTTTCCGAAGATGATGAACTGGCTGTGCTTGTTGGTCGTGTCGTTAGGAGTCAGACCAGACAGTTCGGCAAGCATAAGGCGGGCCTGCCAGTCCGCATGGAGGTGGTTGAAGACCTCCTCGGTTGCGATAACGTCGTTATCACAGTACTCCGCCACCTCTTCCCAGCGCTCCTCTGGAACATTCTCGTCCCAAGGAAGGCCGAGTTCCTGGTGGTGCAGCCCAAGCTCGATCTCCCACTTCTTAAGAGACATCTTGGTGGCTGCGAAGTCGTACACGTCGGTGTAGGACAGGTTGTAGGCCTCGACAAACCCAGCAGTGACGCTGTTCTCGATGATTCGCTTACTCAAGTCATACAGCTTAGCGTTGGTGAAGCCCAGCGTACGAGCATAGAGAATATGGTTGTCATACTTACGGCAGTTGAAGCCGATAAGCCGCATCTCACAGAGGGCCTCGATCTCCTCGGGGGTGGGGTTAATCATCCGATGAACCTGCGGATTACCCTTCACCTTCCAGTTCACGAGGAACAGGTTCGGGAAGACCTCGCAGTCGAAGAAGACCAGCTCACCGGTAGGGAACCCCACAGACTTCTCCTCAGGATCCTCGTTGGTGAACGGCATCTCCATCACGGTCTTGATAGCCGCCTCAGACTGATGCGTCGAGTTCATAGCGAATGCCAGTACACGAGGCTTCAGATCCTTGACATCATAGACCATCCCCTGTTCCTTGGCGTCACTTAGGATCTTAGCGATGAAGTCGACCGAGGGCTTGGTCGAGGGATGGATCTCCTTCCGAAGGTTGCGCTCAATAAGCTCCCTGACCTTCTTCTCGTTGGCCATGGTGGTCTTGTTGATCACTTTCTTCTCCTTAAACGGCAGCCCCTCCGAAATATGAGCCACCGGGATGTTGTTGCAGTGGGTGACCTTTCTCCTAAGAGAGGAATCACCTGTGAAGACCTTGATCTCAATGTCTTCGTCGTAGAGCCTCGCCAGTTCGGAAGGGTCTCCGTCGTAGATGTAGTGGAGGTGAACACCATTACCACCTTGACTGGTCTCGGCGTAGGTAGGGGGCCATTCTGAGGCAGCCTGTAGGTTTCGATTAAGGTCCTTCCTACCGTCCTGCTTGATATCAAAGTCGATGACGATGTGGTTATCGGGGACTTTGACGTAGTGGACCTCATGAGTATCTATCTCACGAAGAGTGGTTCGAACATTTGCCCATCGGAACTGCGGAGTCCCATGGTCTCCGGCTCTTTGGGCCGGACAGTCCGCCAGAAGGTCGTCGAGAAGGGACTCGGAGTAGTCGAGGGCCAGTGAATATGGCTCCTCTGGAGAAGCCTCGAGTTCGGCAGGATCCAGTAAGTAATCCCTGAAGCCGGAATAGACACTGCGTAGTCTATTGCCGTCATGCTGTACACGTGAATGAAACTCGTCAAAGTAATCTTTGAGTTCTTCACGGAAGATGTATCGGCTCTTCGGGTACGGGATATTACTCTCACTACAGTACTCCTTATACAACTTGTATGCCATAGTGAGACTAACGTACTTCTCTTCCTTGAAGAGGAGATAGTTCTCCTCAACAAAGTTGTAGAGCACATTGGTCTTCATCATCATGTCCTGTGGCTTATAAGCGTCGTAGTAGTGCTTACCAAGACTCCTATAAACCCCAAGACAGTGATTAGCGATCCTACCAAGCTCGTCACGGATCTGCGTCATCAGTGTCTGATACTCGTCAGCCCCCACGGTTTGCCCGGTGGGGGAGATATCAATCAGTCGACGGATAATACCAGACTTCGAGTCGGTGATCTTGACGGGCTTGTTGGTACCGATGAAGAGAAGGGCATTGATTCGCTTAGGGTAGCGCTTTACACCCTTCTCATTGATCAGGATCGTCTCGTGGGCAACAATGCTGTTAAGCAGGCCATTAGTCTCGATCCGAGAGAGGTCTCCATCTTGATCGATGGCCACGAGCGAACTCTTGCCGAGAGTACTGGTCGCAAACTGATCTGACTTGGATCCAAGAGCTCCTGCATCGAATGTAGTTGTATAGCCTTGGAATAGAAGCTCCAGAATATTGAGGATCGTTGACTTTCCAGATCCCGGAGGACCATATAGGACGGCAAATTTCTGAATCCTCTTAGAGTCTCCAGCCACGATGGAGCCGATGAGCCACTCAAGCTTTCGTCGAGCGTCCTCATCATATAGAGTTCCAACGAGAGATCCCCAAGCGTCCGGCGAACCTTCCTCGAGGGAGTACGGGAGTCTTGCGGTGGCATAGTCTTCCTTTCTAGGAGTACTGTCCGCAAATATAAGCTTGGCGTTAAGCTCCTGCCCATTGTCAGGTAGCCTGGACTTCCAAGTCTGGAAGCTGGTCCATAGTCCAGTGTTGTAGTTGGACATAGTTTTCACAACGGTCTCGATCTGACCCTTGTGATTTTTCTGGTGCTCGAAGAGGGACCGGTCTACAAACGTAGCGACGTCAAACTCGTCTGTAGACCAGAGCCCCTTCTCCTCATCCCAGATTGCCTGGAAGTCTCGTCCCTGAATGAGAATATCCCTCGACCTACCGACGAGGAACTCAGGGTAGATTTCCACCTTTCCACTCTTTGTGGTACGCTCGCAGATTCGGTAGAAATCCATGAGTCTCCTTTACATATAGTTCTCGTTTGCGTAGGCATTCATCTGGGCCCAGAGTTCTGCCTTCCGCATATCACGTGCGCCATGAAGAGGGATCGCACGAAGAGGGAACATGGATCCGTGTCCCATCTTGGTGTAATCCCTAGAGTTGATCCGCTCGAGAATAGAGTCGACTTCTTCCTCGTGGCGGGGATTGAACAGGACCTCATCCGTGTAGTCGTAGAGGCCACAGTTCTTCACCATCTCCCAGAAGTACCATTCGAGGGAATATGGTGTATCATCATCCTCGAGCATCATATCCATGCGCTCGGCCAAAGCGATGAACATCTCGAGCATGGAGCAAGACTGCTCGTTAAGCCAGACGTAGGACACGTCATTGTTCTCTCGAACGAACTGCCTACGTAGGTCAATACCATCCTGTGCACGGTTGATGTCGTTCTGGATCGTCACCCGGAACGGCGTCTGGTGCATGATCTCGAGTAGGCTCAAATATGATTCCTCAGGACACTCCGCCTTGCGAGTATCCCCGGTTCGATCACAAAGCCACTCGAAATATGAGTTATCCGGTGCCGCCTCGATCATCACTCGTCCTCGTAATACTCAACCCCGAGAACCGAGTGCTCGTAGGAATCGTCGAGAATGGTGATCTCGAAGTCCGCGTGGCGGCTCATGCTTCGGACATAGATGATAGAATCGGAGGCAGAGATTCCGCTGATGATGTTGTCGAACCAGGACGTATCCTGCATAGGAACGCCACGGTTGTCAGCGAATACATCGTCCTCCATGTAGTACGTGAGCTCGACATGCTCCTGATGACCCTTAGCCCGATACTCCTCTTCGGTGATCTGGTAGGCCTCGAAGTGCTGCCGATCCATCGTACGCTTGGTTACTTCCTCCTGGTCGGAATCTTCCACAGGAGTCGGAGAGTAGTCCACAGCAACGCTCGGTACCACCGACTCAGGATCGGGTTCGCGATCCTCTGAATCAGGGCCATCTCCCACTCGCTCTTTGTGCTTCGCTTCAGCAATTTCTGCAAGCTCCTTGTTGATCTCGATTGTGGCTTCCTGGAAGTCATGCTCGAACTTGCGAGCAAGAACGAAATATACGCCAAGGCCGCCTGTGACAGCTCCGGCTGCGAAATATGCGATCTTGTCAAGCATGGTCACCTCAGATCTTGTCGTACATCACGCCGTCGACGTTGAAGTCCAGCGCCCACTTAGTGACGGTACGACCGTTCTTGTCCTCACCCTCGAAGGTTCCCTCGAAGATGTTGAAGTCGACGAAATCGTCGCCGTTACCCTTGACCCAGCCAGTCACAGCACCAGCAGGGGTGTGAGGGAACCCGAGCATCTTGTAGACCTCGTTGAGGAAGATGTGCCCACGAGTCTGCAGAATATCATTCGCGTACTGCTGCTGGCACTTGAGGTGCAGCATGGACAGGTCCTCATCTGCGGACCAGTTGATGTTCTCGTCATCGAAGATAACGCCATAGGGCGAGACTCCGTCGACAGCAGAAATGGCCTCGAGAGTCATCTCGTCCTTGGTGAGGTCCTCATCAGCGACAGACACAATAGCGTCCAGCACCGCGTCCTTACCGAACTTGGACTCGACCTTCTTCTTGTAAGTCTTGAAGGCCTGGTCAACAGCAGCGTAAGCAGCAGCCAGAGAGGCATTCCGCTTGAGCATGATGCCGTGCCCAGTCACCAGAGAGGCAATAGAGGCGGCACCGAGAATAAGGGCGGGGGCATAAAGCTTCGCCAGCTTGGTCGTCATTCGGGTGTAGAGGATGACCTTATCCCGAGTGGCGTCCTTGTCAGTGAGCTTGCCGTCCTCGTGGGCCTCGTGGACCTTGACGAGAAGGGCGGTCTCCTCAGCTAGAGTCTCCTCAACCTTGAGAGTAGCCTTGGAGGCGAGAACGGTAGTCCCGATGAAGCCGACAGTACCGGCTGCAGTCAGAATAGTGGGGGCGTGCTTGCTGAGAACCAGTCCAGCGCGTCCGGCGAGACGGGTAACGATTCCGAGATTCATTTGATACGTCCTGCTTTCTTGAGTCGAAGGTAGATTGCAATTGCCTGGTCGTCTTCCATGCGTTCAACACGGCGACGCCACTTGTCTGAGAATGGGTAGGCGGCGATAAGCTCAAGCCGCACTTGCTGAGGATTCATCGTGCATTGATGTGGTCAGGTTTCGGGAGCTGAAGCATGTAGCCACGACGGCTACGGATCACCGACATGTACCGGGCCGAAGTCCAGCCCCAGTTCTCGTCAGTGTATTCGGTAGTGATACCGCAGAGATCGTAGAGATCGGCGACGGTGGCAAGACCGTACTCCTCGATGATGTCACCAAGTCGGTCGATAACGAGATAAGCTTCATCTCGGGATTCGAGCTCGATCTCTGAGAAATCATGGTATCGACGTGTACGAGGAGAAGCGTCTCGGCGATTGCCTGGTGCTGAGCCTGGTCGAGAATATGATCCGTATGAGACACGGGACCCCCCGGACGAGCTGCGAGCTCGAGGAGAAGACTCTCCGAAGAGGAGACGTTCGATGCCCTGGCTGACCAGATCCGAGAGTGTGTTCTTGATAGCAGGGATAGTAACATCGTAGAGTAGATACTCGCCGACATTGTGGATATCCTCTCCGACGAAAGCCGAGATAGCCTTCGTCCCGAAGTTTGCCTTCTTCTTGGTGACGGTAGCAGTGGTGACCTGCTCAACCTTCTTACGCTCAGGGAGCTTGCTGTTGGACGGGAGGTTTGGACGAATCGGTGCGTTAGCCAAGGTGGCTCCTTTCAAGGAGGTGGGGGCCCCAGATTTCTCCAGGGCCCCCAAATATGGATCAGAGGTTGTTGAGCTCAGTCTCCTTGAACTTGTCGTCGAGCTCCTTGTACTTCGGATCCTCCTTGACCTGCTTCATGATCTTCTCAGGCAGGATACCGTTGTAGAACTCCCTCACGAGACTCGGGTTGTCCATGAGCTGGTCAAAGAGCTCCTCATATTCTGGCGAGTTGAGGAAGGACTCCTTGATCTGCTCGGACTTGACGAAGCGCTCGCCCTGACGCTCACCGTACGAGGTACCGATGAGGTCGTCGAAGAACTTCATCATGGTGTACAGGTCCTCGTTGTCGATAGCGGCCTGGAGCCACTTCTCGAAGTTGGTAACATTGTCATACCGCTTGATGAAGTCGAACATCTCACGGCGAGACATGTGGAAGTAGAGCTTCTTGGTGGTGGGCTCGTCGTCGAAGATACCCTTGACGCGGATGATGTGAGAGAACATGTGTGGTTTCCTTTCAGTTGATCTTGAAGTAGTTTTCCTTGGGAGAAACAAGGAAGTCGACGGTCAGGACAGGCTCGCCCTTCTCCGTCAGCTGAGAACCAAACTCGACAGAGAGGGAGTTCGGCTCGGACCAGCCTACCAGTTCCCCGGCCGCGATGGGAGGAAGCCCGAGACCATTGTAGAACTCATTGAGAGAGGCATAACACTCGAGATTGAGCTGACCATTGATGTTGTTCTCGACTCGACGAATTGTTTCAATGTCGGACTTGAAATATCGTCCCGAGAATACATCATAGCAGAGGACGTCTCCTGAGGAAGCGACCAGAACGGATCCGGGCACAGGTTTGCCAGCATCTTGAACCGATTTCTCTGCAACGCGGGCCTTAATCTTCTCGCGGTCCTTCGGCTTAACCACGTCCGCCACCGCGTCTCGATATCGCTTAAACGCCGCCTCCGAACCTGTGTAAGCCAGTGCGAACGCCGCTCCTCGAGAGTACTGAATACGATTTGCCGCGATGATCGATACCAGAGTGCATACGCCTGCGATGGCCGGGGGAATATATACTCGATATGATACTGCGAACTTCTCCTTCCACGAGAGGTCCTCGGGTGAACGAAGATTGGCTTCACAGTAGTCTGCGATCTTCTCGACTGCGAGCGTAGTAGACTTCGCTGTGAGTACGGCCGTAGCAACGGTCCCGACGCATGCCGAGGCCGTGAGAATAGCCGGAGCGTTTGCCTTGAAGAATTGCGTAACACCGTTCGCATTGATCACTTTTCCTCCTTGCTCATTCGGATGTTGATCTTGTCTTCGCCAAGACCCGGGAATGTCGTACGGGAGATCTCGAGCTTGGCGAGATGTGCTGCAACCTCCATACGGATGAGAGACTCGATGTCCTTTCGAGTCAGAACCCCCTGCTGCTTGATGGTCCGATCAATCTCTCGACGGAGGTCAGACGTGATAACGAAATCCCCTCGAGGCCCCTGCTCACCGGGATCACCCTTCGGTCCAGGAGGCCCCTGAATAACCTTGACCTTGCACCACTCAGACTTGAAGATGTAGGTGAATACTCGAACGACGAGAGTCATGATGTTGATCCAGAGGATCACGACCGTGATAGCCCCGAGAATATACAGGGTCCACCAGATGATGCTCACTTGTGCTTCCTTTCCACCCGCTTAAGACGCGGCTTCAGTTTGTAGTTCTGCGGATTGTTGATACAGCCCAGGATAAAATCTGGGGTGAACTCCCAGATACCATTTTCCCGAGGGTAGTACCGAAAGTCGATAGAATCCGCCGCCATACGTCTAAGGTATTCTCGTCGAGAATCTCCTCGCTTGCATGCTCGAGCCTCTCCCGTTGCTCCGTCGACGCCAAGGTATAGGATGGACAGCGCATCGGCTGTGATAATGTCTGGGTGTCGTGATAGGAGTTCCATGACACCTCCGGGTGTGAGGATGACAACTCGATTAGGGCGGTCTCCCCTCCTGGTAATCTCGTCACGTGGTACCCCGTAGCGCCAGCCTCGGAAGGTTTCGACGCACAGGAGGTCACCCCGTACTTCCCATTCAGCAAAGCTTTGATCTTTGAGGAAGTAGTAGGAAGATAGGTCCTCTCCCACACGCTTAGGTCGGGTCGTTGCAGTGCGGACTGCATGGTACCCCTCATTCTCAACCAGCTCCTTCTGGAATGTAGACTTGCCTGAACAACTTGGACCGAGAAGTACGACTAACATATCACTCCGCCGATATCGTGTAGAGAATGACTGTCATGGCTGCCAGCAGGAAACCGATCGCGGTCACCACAAGTTTGGCGAAGAAAGAGATAGCCGTCAGCCAAACCATCCAGGTGGCAAAGCTGATTGCTCCGAAGACGATCAGGAAGATGAGGCTAATGAGGATGTAGTAGATCGGTGGTTCCTCGAACATGTGTGCTCCTTTCTCGAGGAAAAGCCTATACCCCAAGTCGGGGTATAGTGCTGAATTACCAGCGGTTGATCTTACGATCACGGCGCGCGATGAAACGCTGCTGAACACCAACAACGTGCTTCATCCGGCTGTTCGCACCCCTGCCGATAAAGCAGGAGGCGAGAACAATTCCGAGGATGAAAACAGCGCTCTTGATGACAGAAACGATGATTCGGGTCATGAGTGGTCCTTTCAAACGGAGGGGTTTCAATATAGGACCGGTTTTTCTCGCGGGTTACTTCATCTTCTTTCGAATGTCTCGAAGCTCGAGCCAGATAAGCAGGAGCAGTCCGTAGATACCAAGCCACTGTCCGAATTCCATGTGTTCTCCTTAGAAAAGCCTATATCCCAGGTCGGGATATAGGATGAGGTCTCAGTCGGTCTCTTCAGAGGCTTCGATCTCGTCGATCTCATCGAGGTCATCGTGCTCAAGCTCTTCGGGCTCGTCCGTGTCCGGAACCGAACGGAACGCCATGAGGGTGAGAGCGGTACCGGCTGCGAATACAGCGGCGCCAGCAATCAACTTCTTGGAGTTGCGCTTGATAGCGGGCAGGACAGCGTCCTTGTTGAACTTGAACTCGACGATCTTCTCGTTGGTCTCAACGGAGGTGTCGGTGGTCTCAGTCATGAGGGTTTCCTTTCAAATAGAGGGGTCTCATATAAGGCATGGTTTTTCTCGCGGAAAGCCTATACCCCATGTCGGGGGTATAGCGTTGGGATCAGCGGATGTTGGCGAGAGCCTGTTCCACCATAGCGTCCCATTCTTCATCAGTCATCAGCTCAGCGCGCAACTTTGCGTTCTCGTTCTCGAGCTTCCACACACGGTTCCTAAGGGTGTAGGAGGTGTGCTTCTGCTCTTCGTGAGCAACGGCAAAGAAGATGCTGAGGATGGTAACGAGGATAAGGGCGATGTAGAGCATGGTCTTTCCTTTCGTAGGATCTTCAATATAGGGCTGGTTTATCTTGCGAAAAAAAGATAAGCCTAGATCCCATGGCGGGATCTTTGGCTGGAGAGTAGTAGGGATCAGAAGTTCCAGGTCTTCTTCTTGCCAAACATCTCGGCGACAATCAGCAGGGTGCCGATGACGACGAAGGGGGCGATGACAAGAGCGAGGAGGGTGGTCATTGTGGTTCCTTTCTAAGGGTCTTCAATATACAGTGTGTTAATTCTGCGACTCCTGTGACTGGTGTGATTAGGTAAAAATATAAAGCCTAGATCCCATGGCGGGATCTAGAACTGTGTCAGAGGTAGTAGTGGTCGTACTGCTCAGAGCTCAGTCCAGTAGCAGCAAGCTCCTCGGCGTAGTCGAGGGCGGCCTGTGCAGCGGCGGGAGAGAGGTTCATGAGAGTGTCCTTTCTATGACGGGTTTCAATATAGAGCCCGTTTTTTACGCGAAAAAAAAGATAAGCCAAGCCCCCCATGCGTATAGCACAGGGGGCCTGACGAATCTCAGAAGGGTTTAACCTTCATGATCAAACCGAACGCCTTCGAGCTGACGACTGCAAGTCGCTCGTACTGGAGGACGGCTACGATACCTGCCATGGAGGTAACTGCACCGAGAATTGCGTCTTTGCTGAGCTTCTTGCTCTCGCCAAGGGCTTTGGCTTTTGCAAGAGTCTCGACATTGCGAGCAATTGTGGTGTAGTCCTCACTAGAGGGATCGTGAAGCTCGGCCTCCTTCAGAGCAGCTTCAATTGTCTGCTGAATGGGGTCAGGGTTCTTCATGGATGGGCTCCTTTCTAGGGGTTCATTATACCGCAGGTTTTTCTCGCTTAGACCTGCTTTACGTCCAGCGTCACCTTCCCGTTTCGGAGCATCTCGGCGACGCCCTGGTCGAAGGTGGCGTGGATCCCCTGGTCCTCAGACACGTGGAGAGCGCCTGAGGGCTGGGTGCCCTGGTACTTGGTGGAGCTCACGCCGAGAAGAACACCCAGGAAGGTGTCGATCGCAGCGATAGTTCCAGCAACCTCCGTCGGGTGAGGAAGGTTCCACAGAGCCGCCAGAGTGAGGTAGAGCGCAGAGGTAGCCGGAAGGGCGACCAGCGCAACCCACTTGAGGACGTCGTAGGACTTGTTGTTCAACTTGCTCTCCTGAAGGTGCTTAGCCATTTATTTTCCTCTTTGCCGGGGGTCTAGGGGTGGGGACTACGGGAAGATTCTTGACCTCATTCACAATCTTCTCAGCAAGCCCATTCCCCCCGAACTCGGAATAGGGCTCTACGAGATACTTCATGAAGTCCTCATACTCGTCGAGGGTGAGAAATCCTCGATGAAGATATGTCTTCCCGACATATACAATCCGGTCATGGGCCATTCCGAGCAGAAGCCTTGATGTGGCGGACTTCCGCTCACTGCGCTTCATGATCCAAGCCCACATCCCGGAAGATCCCAGTACTGACAAGAATATCGCAAGAACAATATCAAGCAGTGGGTTGAATCCGAAGTGCTGCATGTTAACCGATCGCTAGATAGGGACGTACCCCGAGTGAGTAGTTAATCGGGGCGTGGGAGAACTGACCAGTAGACTTCATGTAGACTGCAGTCTGTGCTGAAGCTCGTTCACGAAGCCAGTACTCCTCCTCAATGTTAACAAGGGCGGGGTTGAGCCTGAAGGCGGGGAACTGGTTGTGGTGCATACCCTTGGCGAGGGGATCGTTGAAGATCGATGTCCCCCAGAGCATTGCCTCATCCATGATATTGATGTGTGGGTTATACCAGCGCCAATCCCTGACTGCGCCGTTACCATCGTACCCAGTAGCGACTCGAGTCCAGACGCCAACCATATTGGAACGGTTGAACAGGGATTCAGCCATACGACTCGCCTGAGTCATGGTAGACTGGTTGAGGGTTGAGTCCACGTAAGAGCGCTGATCCGGAATCGTGGTGGACCAGGCTTCTCGGAACAGCGATCGGTCAGGCACTACCACAATGTGGTTCTGGCGGAAGGGCGGATCACCGATATTCATGAAGTAATTGAACGCGACGATTCGCCAGGTAACACCAGAGTAGGTCCAGTAGTCACCGAGGTACATTCCAGAGAACGATCCGCTTCGAATCGCCTGGAGGTAAGGAGTCACCGAGTTACCCAGAGAAGCGCCTCGGTAGATCGAGTTGTGGACGCCAACGTTAGAGTCATTAAGCATCCCATAGACCGACCCCGAGTTAGTGAACTTCTCGTTGATCTGAGTGATCTTGAGCTCTGTACCAGCGACCCTCCCCTCGACGGCCTGGATGCGGTCGTTCTGGTTCTTGTCGCTCACCTTGAGGTTGGCGACATCAGTCGAGGTATTACCACCGGCATTAGCCAGTGCGTCTCGAACGGAATCGAACCAGGCGTTGAACTCACCCTGGAGCTTTGCCTGGAGAGAATCCAGATTGATCGTCTCGAGAGGTCCGCGAACATAAGGGGTACGAGCGCTACCAACGAGGTTAATAATATTCTCAGCAACGATCTGTCGAGAGTTCTTAATAACCTTGATCTGGGCCAGAGCGAAGGTCTGTCGGTCACCACTGTCCCCAACATTCGGAATCAGAGGGGTAACTGCAGGAGTTCCCTGAACGACCTTGATCTTGGCGCCACGGACGGCCTTGGATCGGTCAACCTCGATGCACACGAGATCGATTCGGTCAAGCGTTGCGTGAGAACCAGTGAGAGTAACCGTCTCATCGCCCGAGTTCTCAACCCATCGGTTATTCAGCCACGCCTTGCCCGCACCTACGTATACAGACATACCGTTGTTGGTAGGTCGTACTCGGAACTTGTCCCCCACGTTCGGGAAGACTCCTGGTGCGATGATGCCGTCGAAGAGCGATCCGAACTGGTCAGCATCGTATGTCCGGTCACCATTCACCGAGTTGTAGAAACCGCTAGAAATGGCCATGCATTAATCCCTTTCTCGAGGAGCAATGACCTCTCCTGGGCCACCGCGAGTGAAGTCGATACGGAAGCCGTCACCATTCCACTTGGTACGAGACGACATTGAGATAGTGGGAACTCGAGAGAACCCACTACTGGACCAAGACTCAGTCATCTCAGTCAGCTGGCACTCAATTGG